CGAAATCAGTTGCACTATCTGTTCCTACTTCTGTAATATCTTTACTTCTTTGATTGTCTACTAAAACTGCGTTGTGTTTTATTGGCCCTAAATCAGTAATGTTAACTCCATACTCCTGTTCCGTTAGGAATATCGTTTGTTGAATATCCCTACCAACGAAGTATAAATCTGCTGCGTTGATTAAACTAGCGGTTGAAGGGGATAGGGGTCTTCTAGGATAATCCAAAGTAATTGTACTACTTGCACTATCATAGGATGCTATATTACCTATCCATTGAACATTACCTGCGTTGATTCCTTTGTATAAACTTCTACCAATATCTGCATCGGTAAAACTCCCTGTGTGTTTTGCTACAACGTATGTTGATTGGTATGCAGTAACTTGATTTGTAGTGTTTGACCTTATTCTGCCTTTCTGAACCCAATCGCTATACCATCTACAAGTAGTCAATTGATACTTTGTATTGTAATCCAGTTGGTCTTTGTGTTGTAGTCTATCCTCGTAGAAATACCAAGTTGGTCTACTTACTGTACTGCTAACATCATACTTATTGAATAGGAATGTTCTACCAGAAGTAGTGTCTGTCTTCCCCCTTAATCCATATGATACTGCAACTACACTAGTATCTGTTTTTGCCGGGCCTTCGTAAATTTCAAAGTTAGTGTCTTTAGGTATAGGCTTTGGATAACGTGGTTCAAACTCAAAACCATCGCCATAGTAATCATAAGTAGTCAAACGCTTTATCTTAGCAAAGTGTGGTCTATTTGCTACTGCTCCATCATCTCCTCTTATTTCTGGATTAATTAAAACGAAGTAGTCGTTTGTTTCTAAGTCCATACCCGGCCCTGTTGAACCTGCTAATAATTGACCAGTAGTAGATGCATTCTCATCATATATCCTTATCTTGTAAGATGAAGTTTCTTGCTTGTTTGTTGCATAGTTAGCAAGGGTCGTCTGGTTATTTGCAGAAGGTATTATTCTGTTAACAAGTCTAGTTTTAGTATGGCCTGATATTATTGGTTCATCAGTAGAACCTACGCTTGTAGGTGCATTTCTTATCTCAAAGAAGTTAGCAGAATCTTGGTCATTGGTATTTAGACCGGGATTCTTCAATACAGGATTTACAGATGTATCTGCAAATGCAAACCCCGGAAAAGCATCGTTTCTATCTGCATAATCATGGTTTAGAGTAAGTTCTTGAGTACGAGTTTGATTAAGGACATAAGTATAGTTATCAGCCATCACTCATCACCAAACCTGTAATAGAATATGATATCACTTAATCCAACAGATAGAGTGCTATTTCTTGGACTTGGTTCTGTCCTTGAATGCATACATATCTCAAATATCTCCCCCATGAATTGATTCTTCCTATCTTCGGTATATGTGCTAGAACCTTCGCTTGCTCTTGTTAATCCCTGTCCTATTCTACAATCACTAGGGTCAAAGAAGAAACCACTTGGTAGTATTGTCGTTGTTATATCTTGAGATGCAACCTCTGTTCCATTAACGTATATCTTCAAAGAATTAGTAGTGTAAGAGCAAGATATCCTATATGTTGATTCAACATACAATGCCTCTCTTGGTTGAGAAGCGTATAGTGTAGTAGTTACTGGCACTAAAGGAGATGCATCTAATGTTAAAACATTACCACTTACATCGGAAGTAGTGCCTATTAGTTGAGCAGTAGCATCATATATCTTTTCACCTGCACCTATTAAATTAGCCTCACCACTACCTAATGTAATATTTTGATTACCGCTAGTGTCAAAGGTAGTATTATTCCCTGCTAATGTTATACTTGAAGAGTTTTCAGAAATAGCATACGCATTTCCGGCAGTAGCCATTACTATCTTTACTGTATTAGAATTGCCGGGTGTTGTTGCAGTTATATCTCCACTATGAGCAGAATTTATCGCTGATGCTAAATTAGTTGCAGTAGCATTGGTATCTGCTCCTTTTTGAAAGAAAACATATGTTCCATCACTTGAGCCAGTGGACTCATTTACAGAAGGCTTGTATTTGATTAGAGTTCCATCTGCATCTGTAATATTAATTGAAACATTTGGGTTTGATGCAGTTACCCCACCTGTAAAATTAACTGCTGTAACGTTGCTTACATTTTCAGTAATTGTTGTATTACCACTAGAACCTGCGGTTCCCTGTGTTAGATTTACTTTGTTTCCATTACTACCATCATTTACTGCCGTTATATCAAGAGCCGATACTCCATTTACTGCTTGTGCAAAATTAGTCCTATTGGAACCTGATGTTGGTAATCTGTATATTACATAGACTACGCTACTAAGAGTTATAGTAGAACCAGTAGCATTACTTGATTTAGTTTGATGGGCTGCCAAGAACTTAGTTGTTGTACCATCACTATCTACAAGTTGTATATGTTGTGTTGGCTCACTAGCGGATTCTCCACCTGAAAGGTTCGATACAGTAGCATGTGCCATATTTGTTTTACTAACAGTAAATGAGTTACCACCTGTTCCGGCAGTATCAGCAGTTAATGTAACACCAGTATTACTAAATGTAGAAGCAGTAACTTGTGTGTTTCCATTACTACTGTTAATAGCATTTCTTAATGCAATCATTGTATTAGGGAGCGTACTTCCTTTTTGGAAAGCAATAAAGTTAGTTCCTCCTCTATTAGTTATTGAGCCATTTGAAATACCACTACCGCTAGGAACAGGATGGTATTTCTTATCTCCACCACCTGTATTTATTGTTAGGAAATTGTTAGTAACAACACTTTCATCTACTCCACCTGCTATCTGTACTCTACTAATACCAGATAAACCAGAACCAATGGTTATACTACCACCTGAACCTACTCTATTTGGTGTTGTACCT